TTTTGGTGCCTTCTGTTAAATCGTCTGTATCTTTGGTTGCAAGTCTTGTATCAAATCTTGCATCTGTATAGTAAAGGTTAACGCCTTCTGCCAAATCGCCTGTATCTTTTGTTGCAAGCCTAGTATCAAAATCAGAATTAACTCTTACAGTTGTATAATAGAGGTTTGAGCCTTCTGCTAAATCACCAGTGTCTTTGGTAGCCAATCTAGTATCAAACATAGATTCGCCCCTAGCTGTAGTCCAATAGAGATTAGTATTCTCTGGAACTATAGAAGTATCAAGTGTTGATGTAACTGCTTGATTAGATGCATTACCTATAAATATCTTGCCATTATTTAAGTTTGGAACATCATTGCTTCTACCAGCACCACCTATTTTAATTGAGCCAGCAGCAGCATGACTTCTTATAACTTTACCTATGTTTTGTATTTGACTTGATTCGCCTGTTGGTTTTGTTGTTGTATAAGCACCTGCTGTTGTTGAAGCATATAAAATTTGTCCTTCTGATACACCTGAGGTATCTAATCCATCTAACGTACCAAATGTTGCAACTTGTAATCCTGCATTATTATTAGCATCTGTTACAGCTAAACCAAATACGGGCATTTTAGAAACATCATCAGCTTTAGCTTTAGATACCACTGGAACATCACCTGAAACTCCTGAGACATAAACTAAATCACCTTTTGTTAATGCTTCACCAGCTTTTGCACTAAATCTAACAGCACCATCTAAATCACCAACAAATTCATCTGTTGCAGTAACTAAATTAAAAGTAACATCATCAGTTGTAGCTACAGCTTGTCCTATAGCAACACTAGGAGTAGAACCTTCACCAGTTCCACCTGTTACTGTTACACCAGTTCCACCTGATAGTGATTCAACATAATCACCAGTTGTATCAGTTCCTAAAGTAATAGAATTAATTTGAACTACAGTATCTATATCAACATTTGCACTACCATCAAAAGACACTGAACCTACTACATCTCCTGATAAAGATATGGTTCTTGCTGTACTTAAAATATCAGCAGAATCAGCATTACCTGTTAAATCACCGGTTACATTACCTGTAACATTACCTGTTAAGTTACCAGTAACATTACCTGTTAAGTCACCTGTAAAAGTATTAGATGCAGTAATACTAACACCTGTAGTAATCCATGCATTATCAGCAGCGTTTCTGATCTTTAATACACTGCTAGATGTATCTACCCATAATTGATGAGCAAATGTAGTTGATGGTTCTGTTGCTCCACTATTAACAGTTGCAATAGCTAAAAGAGCATTGTTTAAATCTGCTCTAAAGTCTGCACCTGACTGGTTTGCTATGTTGTAATCGTGTTGTGCCATAATAAAATCCTATTTTCTATATATTAAATCATTCAGGGATACTTGGAAATATAACATCAGCAATATTATTAGCTGACTGATATAAAGATGGTAAGTCTCTTAATTCCTGTCTATATGTTGCCCATTCTTGTTTTTTAGAAACAGATAAAGGACTATCACTCATTTGTGTCCAATCTGATTCATCTAGTAATTTGTTTCTTTTGTTTCTTATTGATGGAAAAAAATCAGCAACATATTCTGTAATAACTCCATCTACTATTTTTTGTGTTGCTCTATCATAGTGTCCTTCAATAATAGCTTCACCATCTTCAAGTAATATATCTGATAAATCTGTAAGATGACTACTACTACCCTGAGAATTTATTAATCCTGTTTCAGTTTTATATATACTATATTTCATTCCTTAAACCTTATTGTGTATTATCCACATCTATATACATTGCTTGATATGTGCTGTTAAATATAGAGCCACTATTATTCCAATTAACTCTCCAATATACAGTTTCTTGAGAAGAACTCATTCCACTTAAAGTTCCCTGCCATACAAATACATAACTTCTAAATGTTCCAGCATCAGCGTTCATTGGAGAGCCTAGACTTGTCCATGTACTATTGTTAAAACTATATTCTATAGTTCCATTTCTTACATCACCTAGTACAGCACTATATATAACCTGATAACCTGCACCATTTCTTACATTGTTTAATGTAGTATTCATATAAGTAGCTTCAACATTATTTATTGTAGACCCTGGGTATGTTCCATTCCATTGACTGTTTTCTGCTGTTACTCTTAATGGTACTGTTCCACCAGTTTGATTAATAATATCAGCAGATACATCTGCAAAATGTTTTACATTTAATGTATCAACATCAATTTTAGTTCCTGATAAATTTTCTATCCTTGCATTATCAATAAGTACAGAGCCACCACTTACAATAAATGGACTTACACTAGAACCAGCATCATTATCAATTTTAAAAGTATCAGCTAAGAAAGCTATTGTGCTTGTTGCGCCTGTTCCTGAATCAGCATTACTTTCAAGAACCATTTGTGCAACTTTTCCATTTGCGTTTAGTTGTAATACATAAGATGCAGAAGCATTATCATTTATATCTGTTATTGCTGTTGCATTTGTTGTTATTGATGCAGTATTTCCATTAACTGTTGAAGTTAAAGATGTTATATCAGAAGCCAAAGCACTATCACCATTTGCTCTTGCTGTTTGCTCTGTAGTAATATCAGCAGCATTAGTATTTACTGAAGCAGTTAATGTTGTAATGTCAGAAGCTAAAGCAGTATCAGCATTTGCTCTAGTAGTCGCTTCGCTTGATATACCAGCAGTATTAGAGTTAACAGTAGCAGTTAATGCTGTTATATCTGAAGCTAAAGCAGAGTCTCCGTTTGCTCTTGCTGTTTGCTCAGTGGTTATAGCAGCAGCATTAGTATTAACACTAGCTGTTAAATTAGTTATAGCTGTAGCATTAGCTGAAGTGTCAGTTGTAAGTGTAACTATATCACCTTGAGCTGAAGCTATATTTGTTGTGTTAGTAGATACAGTAGAACTTAATGAATTATATAAAGTTACTAATGAAGCATCTCTAGCTTTTTCCCAACCGCTATTAGTCGCGTTTCTAACATATATTTGATTATCATCATCTGTATCACACCAAATATCTTGCTCTTGTAATGTAGAACCATCAGTCCTTGTTGTTGGAGCTGTTGTTGATTTTATTAGTTGAGTTGAATTAGTACCACCAGCATTGATTGCAGATTGAACATCAGAACCTATTTTAGTGATTGTTACTGAACCATCTTTTAAATCATCTTCACCTGTAGGAGCATCACCAATACTAAAGGTTAAAGTAGCTGGAGATGATTCACTGCCTAAAGTATTTAATGAGCTAACACTTGCAACATAGTTAGCATCAACTGGTAAAAAGTTTAAATCACAATTCTCTACATCAACAATAGTGTTTTTAACTTGATTGCTAGAACTATCAACAACATTAACCCTATATTGATAATTAGGAAAATCAGTTGGCTCATCCCATGATAAGAATGGTCTACCTGTAGAACTTGCATCAGTATCAGTAAATGATAATCCTGTTGGAGCTTTTACTGCATAAGCTGAAGGTAAGTTAGCTAGTTCTTCTACTGGTTCTTGAGGTGGTACTTCCCATGTATAAACATCAAAGTATTCTATTAAGCTAACTGCAACTAAACCATTAGGCTGTAATTCTAATGCTTCAACTCTACAAATCTTTCCTGAGAATCCTAAACCTGCATAAGTAAGATCAACAATATCTCCTACATTTAATTTATACATCTCAGGAGTTCCTAAGAACTGCATAGTTGTTTGATTTCTACTTCTAGTTAAGATTGCCTTACCCATGTTATAAGCTATGTAAGGGTCGCTTATATAAGGGAACTCAGCTTTAATTTCTAATATCTCATCACCATCATCTGAGTAATATTCAGGAGTAGCATCATGTAAAACTGTAGCTGTATCTAATTCGTATTTTTTATTAGCATTAAAAAATTCAACAATAACCTTATTTGCTTTCTTATCTTTATTGCCATAATCAACTGATATACCAGCATCAGCAATAATATGATTATCATTAATACTAAATGTAGAAGAACCTGTATCTTCTATTGATAGCTCATATTTACCATCTATATAAAGAAAGATACCTCTCATGTTTGCAAGAAGCTCTTTAGCATTTTCCATTACATTTTTATTAGTATCTAAATAACCATTACAATGAAATCTTTTTACTTTTAATAATGAAGTACCTGTTTGTGGTGAATAGGTAGAGCCTAATGTTCCATTAAAGAATATTATAAAATTTTCTGTTGAGCCAAAATAGTTTGTTCTTTGTATGTCTTTAATTTCAACACCGTCTAATACTCTATTACCATTATCATCAAATAAAATAATTAATTCAGCTATCTTATTCTGATACCATTCTGCAATAGCAGAAGAACCACTAATAGTTATAAAATCATCACCAGCAGTACCACTCCAAGTAAGTGATTGTGCTGTTCCATTAAAGTAAGGCTGGTCAACTTGAGTATCACAAACATTAGCAGCAGAACTAAATGTAGACATATTGATTTGTGATTCAGTTAAGCCTTTTCCATATTCGTTATTAGTAATGTAATCAAGAAAAGTTAAAGCTGGATTATCTGAATACTCATAAGTAGATGGAGTTCCAAATGTTTGACCTGAATCTCTTGGGTCATAAACTTTCTTACCTCTTACTTGAACTGTTAGTTGTGGAACTCCTGACCAAATGCCTTCTGCATCAAAGCCATAATGAGCCGCTATATAAGCAATGCCATTCAATTTATGTGCTGAAGTCCAATTAGACATAGAAGCTACTAGCATAGGGTCTGCTGTTTGTGATGCAGCTCCATGATGTAGGTTCATTACGTATCTATATTTAGAAGTAGGACTTGAACCAAACTGACCAGCACCAGCATCTATACCAGTACCATTTTGTGAAACTGTATTTAATGAGCCTGAACCTGAAGATATTTTATCTGAACCTATATAACCGCCATCTCTAAATCTAGCAGAATCAGTTAGGCGGTTTCCATCTAGCTCAATGGTTTTACCAATAATTTCATCTACTTCACCAACTGATAAAGCATAGACTACATATAAATCTCTTGAATCATTAGCATTTACATCCATATAGACAATCTGAGCACCAACCCTTCTTGTACCATATATAACAGGAATCTTTCCACCAGCAGAAGTCTTATTAGCTAAAATAGCTTGTGATTGTGCAAGCATATCTTGAGCCTGTCTATAACCTTTAACACCTACAGCTAAAGTAGCTATAAAAGCAGCAGCTTTAATCTTAGCCCAATTGCCTACTATGAAAGCACCAATTTTACTAAAGAATGCTGGTAACATAAAAGCCATTAGACACCCCACCTCACATCTGCTTTAACCTGAGTTGCAAATTCAAAACCTTTATCACCTGTACTAAATGACTGTTGTGATTCATCAGAAAAATGTCTTCCTTTTGTTAAATTCCAGTTTGCCCAATGTGAAGCAACAGTCATTTGTAATGTTGATTCATTTAAGTTTTCATTTATACCAATATTTCTAATTTGCCCAGTAAAATAATTGATTGCACCCACAATAGTTTCATCATCATTGAAATAAGCTAAATATATATCTACAGTTTTATCTGTAAAAGCACCATCTTGAACTAAAGACCTAACTTGGTCAGTAACATTTGAAAAACCTAAATTTATTTCATCTACCTGTAATTGACCTGTCTCAGTTATTGAATCAACTGATAAAAAAGAACCACCAGCTTCATAGCTATTAGAATCATAAGTAACATTGGTATACCAATCAGTTAATCTGATAGTAGTTGATAAATTTAGCTCAACTAAAAAAGCTGTTTTAGTTGCTGTTGATGATACTTGAGTTTGTAAATCAGTAGATAAACTTCTAGGCATTAGGTTATAACCTCTCTAACATCAAATGAAATACTGCTAAAACCACCAATAGTTTCTGAACGAATAATCTCATCAGATTCAAGATAAACAGTAAAACTTGGTTTGTTTACAGTAACAGCTTCATTATCTGCTAGAGATGCTACTAGATTTGGTGATATAAGAATTGTTAATGCTCCACTACCATCAGAATCGATATCTGATTGAACCATATAAACTTTACTATGATTTGCAAACTTAATTATATCACCAGCTTTTAAAGCACCTGTCTGACTGGCTGTAAAGCCATCTAAGGCTATAGAAGCATCTCCTGATGTATGTGCTCCAACCACCTGAATATCTGTTTCTAACCTGCCTGCACCCAAATTATCTAATGGTGCAACAATAGTAAAGTCCTCAAAAGAACCTTTTTGTTTTTGTAAAAATGCAAATACTTCTTGAGCCTTTTCTTGTTGTAAGGGTGGCATTTGCACTGTAAAGGAAAAATATTGACTACCTATTTGTCTGACTTGTTTTTTACCTGATAAAGTCTGATTCAATAAAGTAGGTCTATTATCTTTAAAATTTAAACTTCTAAAATTAGGAGATGTTGGAAATTGTCCTGACATTATACGACTCCCATTTTGCCTTGATTATTCATGGCATTGTTTATGATTGATGTTATCAATCCTTTTCTTGATGCTAATAACTGATCAAATCCAGCAGCATCTACTGTTGATATGTTGAAGTTGACTGTTGGTGCTGATTGCATACCCTGACCCTTTGTATGGTCAATAACTGTTTCGTTAGGATGAACC